TCATGTTGCCTTTGTAGACGCCGCACGTTGCGGAAAACAGTGTAGTATTTTTGATAACAAGCCGGAGGAAATAACTATGGCTAAAATGACAATTAAGGGCGTTGAATACGAATTCGCGGATTCCGTTGCGCCTGTAGTTCAAAGTCTTCTCGAAGACAATCAAACGCTTTCTGCAGGAGTCACAGACTCTAAGAAAGAATTAACCAAAGTCCAAGCACAGCTGGATGCTGCTAAGGAAAAAATGAAAGAAATGGAAGACGAAAAGGAAGATGAAAAGGACATGGCAAAGAAAGTGGAAGACGCAGCAAACGAGCGTCTTGCAGTTCTGGTTTCAGCTTCCAAGTTCATCAAGGACTATGACCCATCTGGCAAATCGCTTAATGAAATCAAGCGTGACGTTCTTGAAGATCGCGGTGTTGATCTGAAAGACAAAGACGATGTTTATGTTGATGCTCGCTGGGACATCCTTTGCGAAGAAGGCGTAAACGGTCAGGAAACCATGAACGATGCTTTACGTCAAAGCATGAACGATGATGGTAAAACTTTTAACGACGATGTGTCCAAGGCTCGTGCAAAGAAAATTGAACGTGCTCAGGCTGCATACAAGACAGGAGAAAAATCATGACAGTACAACTGGCATATACAAAAGAAGCGAATGTTGCGCTTCCTGGTCTGATATACGATATCGGTAACACTAACATTGACAGCTTCGCAGCAGAGGGTTCTGTCGGTTTCGGTTTATTTGTGAAACGGGGAACAACTCCTGCTCAAGTAGCAACAGATGACGATGGTACTGCTATCGGTGTTTCTGTTCGCTATGCAAAAGAAAATTCATTCGGAGGAACCCAGCTGGACACAAATTACAACGACACGGAAACTGTCGGTGTTCTCCGTGGTGGTTTTATCTGGTGTGAATTCGATGCTGCTGGCGGAACAGTGGATGAAGATGTAACACTTGATGCAACTGGTAAAGTTGTTGCAGCAGGCGGAGGAACTGCTTTGTCTGTTATCTCTGCGACAGTTGAAATTCCAGCGGTTGCTATTGAACGCGTAGATGGTCCAGCGAAGTTCGTTGGTCTTGTTAATGTTAAAGGTTAGGAGGTAATTAACCATGAATAATGTAACAATTCTTGACGGTGCGGGACAAGCCTTCTTCGCCCGTCAGTTAGAACACATTAAGGCTAAATCGTACGACGTTGTCTACGCTGATTTAATCGCACGGGAAATGTTCCCAGTGAGTAATGAAGCTGCCGAAGGCGTTGACACAATTACTTATCGCACTTATGACCGCACTGGTGCTGCGAAAATCATCAATTCTTATGCCGATGATCTGCCCCGTGCTGATATCTTCGGTAAGGAAACAATCATACCGGCTCGCTCAGTCGGTATTTCATTTGCGTACAATCGTGATGAAATCCTAAAGGCTCAGCTGACTGGCTCATCTCTGGAACAGCGCCGTGCTAATGCTGCACAGCGAGCATGGGAAGAAAAAGTTGATGAAATCGCATGGCTGGGTTCAGCAGAAGATGGTTTGATCGGCTTCTTAAGCCATCCAAACATTCCATCAATGTCTTCTGGAACAGGCGGCTGGTTGACTGCATCACCTGATGAAATCATCAAAGATTTCAACGATGCGGTTGCTCAGGTTCGCTCATCTACAAAGATGAAAGAACGTGTTAATACGGTCATGGTTCCAGTGCGCGTTTACAATCATCTGTCAGGTACACCACGGGCTTCAAACTCAGATACAACCATCCTGCAATTCATTTTGCAGAACGTTGAAGGTCTGCAGGAAATTCGCCCAGTGAATGAACTGACAACCGATGCCGTGTTCTACGACAAGAATCCTGACAAACTTCAACTTGAGGTTGTCAAAGAACTGGAATTCTTGCCAGTACAAGAACGCGGTCTGGAACTTCTGGTTCCTGGTTGGGGTAAGACAGCGGGTGTGAACGTCTACTACCCTCTATCTGTTCTGAAACTCACTGACGTCAATCCTTAAGGAGGAATCATGGCTTTATATCTAAATGCAACAGCCGCAGCTATAACTATCCGTGCTCGAAATAAAGAGAAGGGTGGTATTTGGTACAGTGGTAAAAGCATCACTTTCAATCCTGGGATGATGACAGAGGTCAGCGATGCGGATGTAGCAGCATTTAAAAAAGTGCCGCTATTTGTTCGCTCGCTTGATAAGGAGCACATTATTACTGGTTCTCGCGCTCGAAGGATCGGAGAAGAAACAGCCGCGGAACTCGGTATCCCATCTAACCAGGATGATGGTAGCGGTCTTGTTGAGCCGCCGGAGGCAGGAGGTAAAGAACCTTCTCCTGAGCCCCCAGTGGTAGGTGCTCCTCCAGTGCCTCCAGCACCGCAACCGCAAGCACCAACGGCAGGGGGACCAGTTCCCCCTATGCCTCCAGCATAAGAGGAGTAGGGCATGGCTATCGACTTTGCGACATTCAAATTAAAGTACCCTGAATTGGTGGCTGATGGAGACACCAACCAGGATCTGATAGAAGACTGTATTGCCGATGCCGAGTTAATTCTCGGTACGCCGCCATGCCCGAAACTTGCTGATAATTTAATTCTCTCTCACGCGGCAAATTGTGTAGCGTTGAGCGGGGGCAACCCTAACGGGCAAATCGAAGCTAATGGACCGGTGTCAAGCACATCGGTCGGCAGCGTTTCGGTATCTTATGGATCTGCTGAAAGTAAAAGTTCTTTGAGCGATTGGTATAAGAGCACACCTTATGGACGAAAGTTTTTAATGTATCAAAAATATTGTTATGGCACGGGGGCAATGGTAGCACCGTGAGCAAAAAGTTCAAACAAATGCAGGGCAAGCTAAACAAGGAATTGAAAAAATATTCCAAGTTGGGCGGCATGTATGTGAAGGTTGGATTGCCTGACGATCGCATACACAATCCTTCTGGCATGAGACTTTCTGAACTTGGCATGATACATGAATTCGGCACGGATGAAATTCCAGAGCGACCATTTATACGAGGATATGCGTGGAATGAGAAAAAGGAAATTAAAGAAAATTTAATCATAACGACAAAGAATATTAAAAATGGAATGGATCCTCAGAAAGCAGTTGAGCAATTAGCCCTAGCGGGACAGGGTGGAGTACAGGATTATATAGCATCTAAAATTCCTCCTCCTAATGCTGGTGAAGGAATGGAAAGCAAAACTCCATTGATCGACACTGGTGAAATGCGTCAAAGTATAATTGGACAGGTTATTGAAAAGTCTTCAATTAAATATGAGACCCCAGTATTATGATAACCGTTAGAGTCCCGAGTAATTTCACCGAACCGGTTTCTATAACTCGTTATGAAGCAGGTCAATACGTCGATGGTGAATGGCAGGAAGGCAATGCAGTCGGAATGGAAATCCGTGCTTCTGTACAGCCGCTAACTGCTGGCGACTACAGGCTGCTACCAGAAGGAAACGAAGGCGTTAGAGGATATAAAGTTTACTCTAATTTCAATTTTCAGTTAGGCGGAAAAGATTTAAGACCTGATGAAATGACTTATCAGGGTTCTGTATTTAAACTTGTTAATAAAGAGGAGTGGCAGCGGAACGGATATACTTCAGCCGTATTCATTGAAAAGTTATGACGCTAAAAGAATTAAACAAGTTGATACGCGATTCAGTTGAAACATTGACTGGCGTTAGTGCTATTGCTTATTATCCAAACGCACCTCGCCCACGGGGCGACTACGCCACTGTTAATATTGCCAGCATTGCAAAGGTGGGAGGCTTGTCTAAGAAGTTTGAAAATGCAGCTAGAGATGTTATAGAGACTATTGTTATGTTGTATCAGGCTCAAATTTCTGTAAACTTTTATAGGGAGAACGCAAGGAATAATGCAGCATTCTTTGCTGGCTTACTAGCACGGAATGACATTGTAGAAGCATTTAATCTTGTGGGTGCAGGTTTAATAAACATTTCAGATACAAGGGATTTAACTGAAGTTTTTACACATGAGCATGAGGAAAGAGCACAGGTTGACATAACTGTTCAGTTTGAGCTTGATCCTGCTGCAATAGAAATAACAGGAATAGAAAGTGTCCCTGTTAATGGGGAAATAGAAAATCATACTGGCGTTATAGATAACGTCGAAATAATAATCGGAGGCTAATATGTCACTACCAATTCAAAGTGTCGTTAATGTTGCGATTTCGATAGCACCGACCGTTCCGCCTAAAAAGGGATTCGGTGTTGCCGCTTTCGTAACAGACGAAGATTTAGACGCAGGTGGTAAACCACCAACACGGGTCACATTTTATTCTGAAATTTCAGGCGTTGTTGACGACTGGGGAAGCAGTGCAGAAGTAACAACGGCGGCAACTGCTTATTTCAGCCAGCAGCCACGACCATCACAATTCGCAGTTATTTATCAGGACACTGGTGAAACAACTATTGACGCGCTTGATGCGGCTGTAGACGAAAGCGATGCGTGGTATGGTGTATTAACAATGGCTGTAATACGAGACACGGATGAACAGCTTAGTGTTGCTGAATGGGCGAATGCTCGCGTTAAAATGTACGCCACTGTAACAAACAACGCCAACACGCTTGTTATGGGCGACGTCGATAATAACGCATACAAGTTAATGAATAAT